CTACGGTTGCGAAATCAAGTGAAGTAGTGACAACTTTATCGGTAATGGATAACACAATCATAGCACAAGCGATCCACGGGACTGCTTTACTTATGGCAGATATCCCCATTCCTATTAATGAATCTGGACTCGAGAATTTACTAAGCGCACCAAAAGCAGACTTAACCGCTTGATTACTTTCTCCTGTAAAAGGAGTAGTTAAACCTGATCCACCACCTTCTTCAGATTTCCACGGCTTTGTTTGAGAGAATTCACCACTTCCACCAAATGGCGCGTGAATATAAATGTTATAATCAGCCATTGTCTTCTTCCTCTATTTCTGCCATTTTGGAGAACGAGAATGTGATGGTTGCTAATTCGCCTTTTTGAATAATTAAATTAGCAGATTGAATAAAGACTTTTCTCGTGAATGCCTCTCCTAAGAAATTAAAATCAAGAGTTATATCAAGACTGGTATAATCCCCATCAAACCATTTTTTAATTAAAAATTTATAAAATGCATTGTTTTTTATATAAACACCAAAAGATGAACCAAAAACCATGTTAACAGGTAGACTTTCAGTTTCTTTTTCATCGAGCATTTGTTGACTTGCAGGCGATGAGTTACTTTGGATTGAATTTTGAGTAAATACGACTTCATCGACCGAGTTTTCTTCGCTTAAGTCATCATGGTCAATCGTTAATGTTGCAGTTGCCTCGTTTCCGTAGACAAATTCCTCTGATGCGGTTGATAAATAAAGATTGATTGTCATTTGGAGATATGGCTCCATCTTTTCAACAGGTTTTTTATAGACGGTCATTTCCCATTCCATAAATTGTTTTAAGTCTGTTTCGATGAGTTCACCAAATTGAGCAACTGAAACATTAGATAATGCTTTGCCACTCGAATCACCATAATTGAGTTGTCTGCCAACAAACACTCTAGCAAGATATTCATTAAGTTTGAATAAATCATCCTTGAATCTGACAGGAAAGTAGATTGCAATTGGGATTACATAGTTCGCTTGTAATAATTCTGGCACAGGATTGAATTGTCCACCCATCGAAGAAATGAACACAGGAATGAAGTTTTTTCCTGAAGGCATATCAAATATCTTGTCAAGATGAAAACCCTCTGTAGCGACCTTAAAATAGTAATTAGTTGGTGGATTTAAACGCAAATTAATTACTTCGGTGTCAACTCCATTAAGAATATCTTCAATTTTCTTTGCTACTTCATTTAATAAGATCATTCGACAGTCACCAATCCATTCCATCTCGTTGAGATATAATTTACGATTGCGTTAACACAATCTCTTTTAATAAAATCTTTATGTTTTGTTGATCCTGGATGATGCACATTTCTTGCAAAAACAGTCTTACCATTGACTTCAAATTTAAGCATCTTTCTTGTTACAGGAAAAATGTCATGTGGACCTGTTCCTTCTTCAAGATATTCAACATAAGGTGCAATAGTGGAATCAAAATGGATTCTATAACAAGTTGGTGTATGCATTGTGCCAATAGTTGCATGGAACTTTAAGTTACCTGACTTATAAGGAAAGAACGATGAGTTTTTAATCATCGTCAATATTTGCATTCCTTCAAATTGTAAGTCAAACTTTGTCATTATTGTATTGCTATCCCTTTTGGACACCTTTCCATAATTTGTTCATCGGTCATAATATCCGCATTAACAATCAAAGAGGAATCAAAGTAATATCCAATGCTTTGAACCTCCCATTGCTTTCCTATGAAGACAATTTTATCTCCCGGTTTTACTTCCGATGGTAAGTTAGTAACAAAAAGATAGGTGGAATCACTCGTTCCATCAACACCTTTCTGAATTCTATATTTTTTCTTTTCTAATTGGTTAGCTGGTCTTCCCTTAAAACTACAAGAAACTGCATCTTCCCACTCATATGCACTATTTTCCTTCCTTTTGATAAGACCTAGTGTGTATGTTTCACCACGTGATACTAACATAAGTTATCTCCCTATATATAGTATTACACTCTGTGGGAATCTTGCGGCATACCAAATATTAATACCAAGATAACGAGAACTACAATTAAGTAATTGCTCTACATCCACAACTACTTGGTTTCTCTGAAGTTCTTCTCTTGGGATCACTTGACCGTTAGCAACATTTACTGCAGGTGCAAGAGTCAAGTCATTATAACCACTTTGAACATCGGCCTCCATTTGAGTTACGAGCAATTTTAATACAAAATTACGCCCTTCTTCAGTTGAGGATAGAATTTTCTCGACCACAGGCACATTGCTTGAGTTAACTCTTGAAAAGATGAAATTGTAAATTTTATCTGAATTCTTTTCGATTCTACGCTCTAAAATTTGATCGGTCTTAAATGTCGATTCAAAAAGTGATTTACAGTATTGAATTGTTAACTGATATTGTTTTGACATTTCATTGAATTCGAGCTTGTCATCGCTATAAGGTTTAATTGATTTTAGTGCTTTCATAACTTAAGTATATAAAAAAGAGCATACTCTTTCAAGTATGCCCTTATTTTTCGTTTTCTTATGCAGAGTAAGCGAAGGATTTGACAGAGCAAGAACCATCACTTGCAATTGCAAGAACGGTAACAAAGTCACCAGCACTTCTTGAAGCGACTGTGACACTTGATAAGGAAGTGCCAATGCCTCTTTCGTTTGTGCCTGTAGCAGCTTTGTAAGCATCACAGAATGCAGAGACTGTTGTGATTTCACCATCAGCCGCATCGGTTGCTACCCAAGCTAATGCGACAAGATGATCTTGGTTGAAGTCATCTAATGCTGTTGGAGTAACACAACTGAATGCTGTTGCACTTGCGAATGTGACCGCATTAGCAACAATAACAGGATATAAACGAGAACCTGCACCTTTTAATTTGAAGGTGAGATCAGATTTATAAGAACTGAAGATTGTGTTCTTTAAGAAGTCGATTGGATTCCATCCTTCAGACTTTGTTAAGATAACATTGCCTTTTGGATACCAAGTTGCAAGACCAAACTTGACGTATGGTTGTAAGATGATACCTTGGCCTTCGGTTTCGTCGACAACTTTGGTTTCTCTGCTTGTGCTAACACCACGAGCATTAGCATAGGAAGAAGAAATGTAACCGATGAATTGACCTGATTTGAGGTCATATTTGGTTAAACCCATAAATCTAGAGGCATGACCTAAAGATTCATTGGAGATACCATGCACTGGAATGCCATCGATGTCACCCCAATAGCCATCTCCTCTTGTTCTGACTGTGCCTTCTTTGTTGAGACCTGCACCAGCGGCGATTGCATAAGCATCGTTAGCTCCACCGATAACAAGGACACCCTTTGTCTTTAAGATTGCTCTATAAGACATTTTTAAGACAGCAATTCTTGTGTTTAATGGGAAGATGTCGATACCGCTTTGTTCATCACCTTCATCAAGGATGGAGTTAGCGGAAACGAACTTATTGAGGACTTTATTGTCGTTAGCTGTAGAGTTAGCGACTTCTGTGTCAGAGATGTAAGCACCATTGTACTTACCTGCTCCTAAATTCCAAGAAGCGAGTAATTTACAAGCGGCAGTTGCACCATTGATGATTGTTGCTAATCTATCAGAGAAGATTTGGATTTGTTCTGCTAATAAAGCAGTTTTAATCATGTCTTGTCTGGCACGTGGAATTTTGACTGGAGAATCGATAACTTGTAAGAGTTCGATGCTCACAGATGTTGTTTGAACGTAATGTTGATTTTGGGAATAAGAACCACCATTTTTGGAAGCTCCCATTTCACGAGGATTCATTTCCACAGGTAAGATACGGTGGACAATGACTTGTGCGTTTTCTTCTGCATCTGTTGATGTAACGAAGTTGTCATCGATACCTTTGCCATTGGTTTCGACTAATGCTTGATACATATTTTTGAGTAACGCAGGAGAGAATTTTAATCTAGCGGCAACGCCATTAACATATGGTGCATTGCTTGGAGATAAAACTTGACTAATTGTTTCTAATGCCATAAACGGCTCCTTTCGTAACTAATGGATTAATACCTTTTGGTATTGATTTCACGTAAGACATCATCCATTGTGGTGTCAACGTTTGTAGAACCAGGAGCTTGAGGATCATCGACTCCGACACTGGAATCTTCAGAACCATCGATTACACCCGCTTTTTTAAGTGCTTCTTCTAAACTTGATAAGCGATTTAATAAACCTTCATTGGCTTTCTTTTGCTCGGCAAGTTCATTTTTAACTGTTTCAAATTCCTCGATACTCACAAATTGAGGAGGAACTTCTGGTCCTGGAACAGATGGTTCTTCTGGTGGGACTTCAGTTGGAGGCACTTCTTCTTGTGCTTCTGGAGGTACAGGAGGTACACTTTCAGACTCGGCTGGCACTTCATCTTGTGGAGGCACTACTTCATCTTCTCCCTCTGGTATAACTTCAGATTCACTTGGTGCTTCTTCTTCAGGTGGAACTTCGCCGGAGGTACTAGACTCTTCATCATTCCCTTCAGAGACAACTTCGGTTTCATCGCTTGAGGCGGCGATTACTTCTTCAATTTGTTCTTCTTCCATTCCAGCTTCGATAAGAGCTGCACGTAATTTTTCAACATCAATTTTTGCCATTGATTTTGCCCTTTCTGTGTGAATTTTAGTTAAGGATTGTGTTCGGCTTCGATTTATACCTTTAATGGTCTCTACCTATTAACTACTAATTTTAGATTAACAAAGATATTATTTTTTTACAATAGGTAAGAAAAAAAGATGGACTTTTTAATTTCCATCTAGTTCGGTCTTCTCTAGGTCTATTTTGTTAGATTCGTTATCGCTGCGCTTCGATTCTAACTTTAAGTTTTTATAAGTCACTTTCTTTGACTCACCAGTATTTGTGCGCCTATTCTGGTTGCTAGAACCCTAACCTTACTGAAGCTAAGGTGGTTTTGACTTGACTTGCATATAGATTATCATTAAGTGTCTGAATGTGCAACATAAAAATAAAAAACCGATGGAATAATCCACCGATTTTTTTGTCGCTTGGTTAGAGCGAAAGGAAATTATTTATGAAAGACACAAATGTCTATTCATCTGATTCTTCTGATTCTTGAGGAGTTGTTAATCTTTCAAATTCCTCTTTTGTGATGCGAACATAACCATGTTGGTTGATTTCCTTTGCGGTTAATTCGTGCTTGAGGTTTAAGAAACCTTTGTCATCTTTTGCTTTGTAATAATATCTTTGTTCCATATTTATTCTCCTCTACATTTCAATAACAACGGATTTTGTAAAACCATCTGCATAACAATTTACTGCGGCAAAATCCGTTATATTTTGTGTGGAATTAATCATAATACCCCTAAAATCAATTCTTTTAGGTGTATTGCCACTATATTCAACGCTTGTTATTTGATATTTAAGACCGCCATCAGTATATTGTCCATAAGCAGGATAACCCTCATAAATGCCTAATGTTCTTAAAAAAGTAACAAAAGAAGCAAAGGTATAAGGTGTTAAAGAAGAAGAATAAACAACACATTTTTGCTTGCCGTTATTAAAGTAAAGCATGTGCATATACAATCCTTTAATATTACTTAATTGATATTGTACATTTTCTTCAATAGTCCATTGTTCTTCTGTGGCATCATAATAATAGTAAACAATGTGTATTACTTGATTATCAACACAAACTAATACAAAATCACTTGGACTTTGTTCAGAGACAATCCAAGTAAAATCACCATCTTCTTCTGTCTGTTCAATAATAATATCACCAACTTTTAATAAAGCTATTGTAGCACTTGGAATTGCCTCAATGTCAGAAACCACATATTTTTGTGCGCTATCGACTTTCTTTGCATATAGAGCGAGTGCGTTTGCGAGTTCTTCTTCGGTTACTCCACCTTCGCTATCAATGTAATCTTCGAGTTTTTTGCCTTTAACTGTAACACCACCATTTAATGCGACTGGTTCATTAAAGACTCTTGGTGGAACTTGTGGAGGAACATTTTCATGAACAGGTGTTCCTCTTTCACCTTTAACAAGATGAACTAATGGACCATTATCTACACGAACAAATCCAGAAGGAACTAAAACCTTATTTGTGGCTGGATCAATGATTGCTTGTTCGAGATATTTGTATTTTCTTCCTTGACAAATGTAAAGAACATTCTCTTCAGGATTGACAACAGATGACAAGGCATCAACTTCTACTTGTTTGGTATATCCACTACCATTTGGATTTGGTGAAAGTTCTGGTTTCACACCACCACCAACTAATTTATCCGTTAATTTATCAGACATAATTATTTCTCCTTAAACAACTTTATTTTAAGCGATTTATATTAATTTCACAAGATACAAAGAAAAAGACCACTTAAGGTCTTATCAGAGCTATTATTTTTAAATCCATATTACCTCTCTGATTAGGTGTGGGACTTATTCTCCAAACATTTTATAGAGTCTTTCGATGTTCTTGTAGTTAAGTGGGATTAAGTCTGTTGCGAGATTCATCCCCTTTGCTCTACCTGATCCAAATCTTTGGCCACCCATTTGACCATTGTATGTTTTTGGTCGAGCTTTGTATCTTATGAAACTACCACTCCTATCCCTAAATACAACAGGTATGAGTTCTACTCCAGCTTTGGCAAGTGAGGACATTCTGTGTCGACCTTCATGACCAACAATTTCATTATTATCAAAATCGATGTCCAAGAAAGGTGTTTGCCTCTCATTATTAATCCTATCAATGTCTAAATCTTGTGGATTGTCTAGTTCTCTCCGAGTGACTGTGTCATTCTCGGTAATCGTGCCATTGATAAATTCTTTTGGATTCACATATCCCAAATATGCTTGTGCATAGTCAGAATCATCATCCCAAACCCCATATTCTTCTATAAGATAATTCATTCTTCCTTTGCCTAGTTTGGCTTGATTTCCTTTGATTTTGTACCCATCTTTAAATGAGTTTGAATAGAAATTAGTATTCAATTCTGGTTTTGGATATAACAATGCTTTTGATTGTTGAAGTGGTGTCTTGTAAATTTCACTCATAAGTATTTGTTGCTCCCTTCTCTTATGTTGATTCGATATTGATACCAAGCATAACCATTTTTCTCACAGTATGCTTTATATTTTTCTATCATTGTTTTAATTTGCTTTTCTAATGATTGCACTATATTTTTCTCGCCAAGCTTATGATAAAGTAACAATCGAGTCTCTTGAAGTCGGATTTGTCTTTCCATTTCTCTGATTCTTTGCTCGATTTCTCTTTGTCTAGTGACTTCTTCTTTATCAAAGGATGTTGGTTTGCTCTTTTCTGGATCATATGGAATTAATCTATGGCGGCAATTAAAACCACAATAGATATTATTATTGTATCCATATGGACCAACAACAGCCATAATATCAGGAAGAGAATACACATTCTTACCATTCATCTTCTTAACCAAGAATGATGACTTTTTATAGTGAAATCCTTTATCAACAGTCTTTTGAGGATTCTCTGCATGTTCAGTTAAAGACACCAAAGCACATTGCCAGGCTTCACATCTTTTACTACAGTTAGGATGAGAACTTAAATAGGCATATTTGACACCATCTTTTTTAAGATCATCCAAGTTTTCCATTTGTTTATTGTATCTGACATCAAGTTCTGCTTTTTGCCATAGTGAAATAGGTTTTTTGCCTTCCTCAAAGGTGGTTAATGGTGTAGCAGCAAACTCATCCATCTTCTTTTCTACCTCTTTAAAATAGTCTTTAATATATGGTACAGCTTTGGCATCGGCCCACTCTTTTTTATTAATTAATGCTTTCATATCCATTGGAGTTTTGATGTTTGCAAGGTCAACATCCTTTGGAGCATATTTGAAAACTTTGTTTTTGACTCTTTCAAATTCCACCTTTTGAAGATTAAAATACCGAGATAGATAATAATTGGAGCGTTTTTTCAAACCTTCCATATATGCTTTTCTATCTTTTAAATCCTGTGGAATCTTCTTGTCGACATCTGATATGACTGTCATAATTGCCAAAATCAATGCTCTCTTCGAACTCATACTTAAAAAGGCAGAGAAGATAAGCATTTTGATCCTGGTTTCTGCATCTTGGAATATAGGCAAAAAAGTCGATTGATAGAAATTATCAGTCGAGCTTTCTTTTAATATAGGTTTTAAACTAACGTGGTTCTGTAGTGCCTTTTGCATCCATATCACCACTTATTTCTTCTGGACCAAAGCCGCCTTCGGCATTCATTTGCATCATTTGTGCCATCATCATTTCTTGTTGCTTTTGTTGAGCTTTCTTAATCTTTTCTTGGAGTTTTTCTTCTTCAAGGTCTGGATTCATAAGTCTGATGGCTTCATCCATATCGATGAGACCAACATCAAGTTCTTTAGCAACTCTTTCTAAAAGACGATCTTTGTTAAGCAAACTTGGACTTGCGAAGTCAATATCAACATTCGCTTTTCGACCATAAAAGTTCATAGTGGTTTCCATTAAGCGATTGATTGGTTCTTTGAAATAAGAACGATGCAAGTTAATGAAAGCGATAGAAATATCATCTTCGCTATCGACTTGCGTTGCGGTCATTTGTGCAGAACCCTGCGCTAAAAAGGATGAGAGAATTTTTGGACTCATTCCCCATTTGACCGCGATATTTTTCAAACAGTTTTCTTTGACTAATTGCCATTCAGCGGCACGAATCTCGAATTGTTGCACGATCGCGCCCTGTTCATCTGGGTTGACACCGGGCATCTTTTCATAAATTCCGCCATCTAAACCGGATAAAGGACTGTTGGCCATTGCTGGAGCAAATGGTGTCGCGTTTCCATCAGGATTCGTTTGTTCGGAGTCTGGTGTTGGAATAACCACCCCGCTTAAATCTCCAATGGACATTGATTTTGGAACGAACACGGTGCCTTTGCCATTGTACATATCTCTAATTAGGTAACTTGAGGCGATTTCATAGGTAATTAAATCATCTTGGATGCCAAAAATCATAGATTCGCCAAAGTTCGTACCAGTTGGAACAGATAAATCACCTTCGCCATTGAGTAATGCCTCAACACCGAGATTTGTTAAACCGAGTTCTTGAGGTTCGTCAATTCTTAAGGTTCCGTAGTCGTTTTTGATCGCACTACGGATTTCGCTTGGAAGTTCATCCCATTTAACAGATGACTTTCCGGTTCTTGTGGCCATTAAATTATTGAGAGATTGGCTTTGTGCTTTGTGAACGCAATATTCGACAACAGGAACTTTATCGCCTTTCTTGTGGACCACGGTATAAGTGCCATCGGCCGCTACGAGTTTAATTTTTGGTTTGTATTCCAACCAATAGCGGTGTTCCACGAGATAGTATTGGACATTTTGTCCGGTTCTTGTGTCAGTGTAATTTCTAATAAGGAATTTTGCATCTTTGACTTCGCCAGTGAAATCGGCCAAATAGAAACAATTATCGAAACGGACTGCCTCCCACCATAAATCTCCATTCATTCGTTTGTTGATCTTAATGATGGATGTACCGATGCCAAAAGCGAAACCGATACCATTTTTAACTGCACGATGGACTTTGTTTTGCCTTACCCAATCGGATGCGAATTTGAGGTCTTGCATCCCTTCGCTATCGTTTTTTGAAGTCAAACGGAGGACTAGTTTTTCTCCAGCGACTTGTTTTGTAAGGCCGCTGATTAATTTTGATGCAATGTGAGTAGAGATTATTCCGGAGAAACCGTTTTGATGCAAAGATGGAACATAACCATCAAGCCATCTAACGCACGGCAAAACCATACGCAAAGCATAATCGCGGTAATAACCAGCGATTTGAGCGCAAAACATAGTGGAGTTCGCATAACTGTAGGTTTCGTTAACTGCAGCCGCGAGTCCACATTGCCATTGAGAGACTCCAATATTTCCTACTAATGCCTCAACACTTGCTTGTTTTACTTCTTCGGACATAAATCCCTCTCCTTTATGCTAATTTAATTTTTTATTTTCTTTCACGCCGACATCGGCTTCTTCGAGTGCTTTTCTTTTTGCTTCTTCTTGTTCCTCGATTTTTTCTTGGACATCATCTGTTGCCTTAACAATATCGGTAACACCTAATTTATCGGCAATGACCATAAGCATCCTTAATAAGTCTGTTTGTCCCATTACCACTTGTTTGAGATAGACATTTTGAAGGATCAATTGTCTGAACTCCATTTGTCTCCAATTCTTACGGTCGAGTAAACGAACATCAAGTTCTTGTTTTCCCAACTTCATATCTTTGTCTTGGAGGACAATTGGCATATCTGCCTCTTTCATCATCTTCTCAAAGAGTGCTTGGTTTTCTGGAGAGAGCTGTGTTGAGTTAAGTTGTGCTTTTTTGATGGCTCTCTTAACAGCTTGAACATCCTCTTCAGTTAAATTGACCTCTTCTTCTGGGCTGGCCACTTCCTCATTGATTTTCTTTTCATCAATCATACTTATTTACTCCTTTACATTAAGTATATCTTTAATTAATACTGTTTGTCTATTCATTAACTTCGCAATATTGAAATATTGGATATTTTCTGGGTTCTTGTACCAAGAAATTGTGCCATAAGTGAATGCGTCACAAACGTCATTTGGAACAATTGGATCATAGTTATCTTGCTTCTCATTCCAAACAAGAGACATAATTTGCTCAACCAAGAGATTTTGCTTAAGTTTCATCCATTTGTTCTTTGTGTAATTGTAATATCCACCATAGTCAATTACAAGCAAGTTGTTATTCAAAATAGCACTCTGAACCGTTGAAACCATATCAGGAACATTTGTCTTCTTGACAGGTTGGATATCACAACGATCGCTCATAAAGAATCGCATCTCGGCAATTAAGTCGGCCGCGGCACTGTCGCAACGGATGAACACCGGGAGTTTCTGCATATAAGGATGTTGGCGGAACTCAAGCAATGAACCCAAGTGAAAACGCTTACAAAGGTCCTCGAACCAGTACAAGAGGCGGTTTTGCACGAGCTGATGATAACCCAACGCGCCATCGGTGTTTGGATTGTGATAAAAGATCGGCCCGATCACTGCTTGACCGTTGTTAAGCAAAATGAGTGGCACAGCCGCGCTACAGTCGTTGTTAACAGCACCGTCAACTCCAATGACACAGGCCAGTGGTCTGATTTTGGTTCTCTCTTGAATCTTTGACCATTCGGCCGCAGTAATGACGTGCTTTTCAGGTTTGAACATTGGATAAACCGCACCAAAGCCACCAGTCATTTCACCAAGATAGAACCACTTATAATATTCCTCATCGTTCATTTTTGTTTTGAGGATTTCTTTCAAATCGTAGTCATTGATGAAAGGCAAAATGTCGAGGTAGGTCACGTTGATGACTTCCCAGTCGGCATCGTATTTCTTTGTTTCGATCAACTTGCTAAACCAATGTGCCTTTTGTGGTCTTGGGTTGCCGAGAATAAAAACCTTGACATTTGGACCAAAGTGACGTCTGAAGGATGCCATTGCTTCATTAAGGTTTTGTTCATCCTTCAATTCCTGTGTTTCTTCAAGAATAACTATCTTGATCTTGTGTTTGGTTCTGATGGATTTAGTTCTCGATGTGTTCGAGCCACCATAACCGATAAAGTAAATTGTCCCGGAATCGCCTCTGCGTTCAATTCTTAAAGGAGACTTTTTGAGATGGAATTCCTCGCTGATGTTTTCTCCCATGTCCTCAATCGCTGCGGATAATTCTGCATAGGATGAATCGCCAAGAGAGCCATAACTAACACGGGCCACCACGACATCGAAGTATGGCTCCATGAGCATTGTAAGGACTGCTATCTTAGCGGTATTGTTTGTTTTGCCACCGAGTCGGCCACCGTACAGGAGAAAGTTTGTACGATCGCTTTCCATAATTTGCTTACAGAAAAGCGGCATCGCTATTTTGACTGCCATTAAACCACGAGAGGATCTTTTTGTTCAGATAGGATGAGTTCTTCCATATCTTTAATCCTGTCCTTATTTTCTTTGGTCCCCGGATCAATAAACTCGACTTGGACCTTTTCGACTTGGACCTTATTGATTTCTTCTTCTTTAACTTTCTCACTTGGCTTACTAAAGAAGTCGGAGAGTGTTCTCTCCAGGAACCACATGGAACCTGATGCATTTATTCTCTTATCTTCAGTTGACTTGATTATCGTTCCAATGTGTCCAATTGCGGCTTCTGCTCTCTTTTCGTTGCAGTCCTTGACTATTTCGTAGCATTGATCCGCGAACTTTTTGAAACGTCTATTATTCTTGTATTGTAGTAATGACTCAGCTGATGGTTCGATGTAAGCACCCATTGCGGTTTTCTTCGCTGGTGAGGATGCTGCTGTGATGTCTTTGATCTGGTCAATGGACACACCACACTCCAAAGCACCAAGAGCTTCGAGTTCTTCCTGGTTTTTGGTTTCTTTCACGACTGAATACATTGCCACCCAGTAGAAGTATGTTGCCTGGGATATTCCAGCGTACTGTAGGGCAATTAGCAAAGGAGTGCCTGTTCCAAGCGCTTCCTTTAATCTTCTAATTTCATCATCCGTTGCTGTTATCTCTAATTTTTTTCTGCTCATACTGGGTTCTCACTTTACCTTATTTTAATTCTCCCAGGTGCCTTTTTACAATTAAAAAAAGCGCACCACTTTATTTCAGCAAAAGGAGATGCGCTGTTCTGAATCATAGATTCAGTTCTAGATTTGACTGGAGGTCATCTAGTTATGGGCTGAACAATAGTGATAGGCACTACCATTCAATGATTAGGTGAGCAAGTTAGCACCACATGCTGTTTGCTCGTTATTATATTAACATACGCGTGTATATATTTACAACAATTATTTTATTTTCTTACTCTATATACTTATATTTATTTAACCTATTCCAAACAAAAAGCGAGAAGCGCCCAGATATTAATTAGAGTAAATAAGTGGACAAGTGAGGACTTCTCGCCTTTTTCATTTTATTATAGTTTTGTAAGGATTCAAAACAAAATATATTTACATCTGAACTAATTTATACCAATTACATTATATTTTTATACCTAATTAGATACTTGTTTAACTTATTATAAATAGATATATATTTTTTTCTTATTTTTAATTCTTTTAATGAAATTAATCTTTTTTTAAAAAGTTAATTTGATAAGATAAGATTAGTTTAGTTAAGATAAGTTAAGTTTAGTTATTATATATAATGCGCGAGGTGTGTTCCAGGATCAAAATTAAGTTTTTTTATTTTTCTTGTTGCAATTCGCACCAAATTGATTATCGTATAGATAGGAGGTCAAGTTAGATATGGGAATTAAAGAATTTTTAGACAAACTTAACGAAAAGTTCCATAACAAATTTAAATTTTTCAAAGCTGAATATCCAAAAGGTTATGATGATGATCCATTTATCATTGTAGTTGATTTAAAGAGAGGTATTATCCTTGCTTATTTTAAGTATTACAATGATATGGTTTTTGGCATTCATGCAGATTGCTCATTTGATGATTTAGTTAAAATCACAGATGAAATCAGAAAGATTTTAGGAGATTAATTATGGTAAAGACAATTAGACCGTACGGCAGCATATCCGAAGAGCAAATTGTTTTCATAACTCCACTCACAAAAGGTAGATTTGCTTTAGTTGATAAACTAGGAAATCAATCAATCATTGAACAAAAAGTATTCAATGAACTCAAAAATAAAGGATTTACAATAAAGGAGGTCAAATCAAAAGTATGAGTAAGATTGTAAAATTATTAACATTGGTTCTCACCAATTACCGCAACATTGACTATGCCACATTCCAATTTAATGGTGACTGGTCAAAAATTGTTGGTGAAAACCGCATCGGCAAAACAAATACACTTGAGGCAATTTATTGGTTATTAACCGATAAGTTACTTACAGGTTCTAGTGACATTGCCGCTATCAAATGCCTAGCAGATACCACAAGAGAAGTCAGAGTAGAAGCTACATTTGATGTCGATGGCAAAACCGTAACCTTAAAAAAGGAATACGGAGAAAACTGGACCAGAACCAGAGGAACGGACCAAATTGAAATGAAAGGCCACTACAATACCTATTATTTCAATAATGTCAAACAGCCAACGGTTAAGGCCTATCAAACCTTACTCAATGAGACATTTGGTATCACGTGCGATTTAGGTAAAGTGGATACGATGCGTATGCTCATTGATCCAACTTATCTCGGAGAACTCGGAGAAGATAAGGATTGGGTAGAATTAAGAAACTTTATCATTAACTTAATTGGAGATGTTAAAGATTCCGATGTTTTTATCAAGAATCCAACACTTAAACCAATTGAAAGCGATTTGTATTCAGTCGATGGAAGAATCGACCAATTAAAGAAAAGATACAAAGGCGAAATAGACGGTTTAAACGATGCAATTATCGGAAACGATGCGCAAATCCAAATGTTAGAAACCACCGATCATCCAAGCGATGAAGAAGTCGCGCTCGCCAAAAAAATGGTCGAAGATTGCGACGAAAAGATTAATTCGCTCCAAAACGAAAGGAGCCAAGACAAAATGGTTTCATTCCTTAATCATCAAATTAATGAGAAAGAAAAAGAAATTAATATTTGTACCGCGCAACTTCTCAAAAACAACCCAATGGCCGAAAAGCAAAACAAAGTTGATGAAAGAAAACAACTTGTTATGGATAAGATTTCTAATGTTAAATCTCAAATATGGGATAAAACGAGCGAAATTAAAACCTGTGAAACTGCCATTCAATTTGAAAATAAATCCATTGAGAGTTTGGAAAGCGCACGAAAAGACTGGCTCGCGGAATACCACGAACTTAATGCAAAAATTAAGGACCCAAGCGATAACATTTCATTAGTCTGCCCAACTTGTAACCGACCATTTGAAAACAAAGATGAAATCATCGAAACAATGGTTAAACAATGGAAAGCCAAACAAGACGAGGTTCTCGTTAAAGGTAAGGAATGCGCAAAATCCATCGAGGAGCATAAAGCAGAAAAGACTCGCCTAGAAAGCGAACTCGAAAAGGCAAAGAGAGGTCTTTCTGATTTAGAATCCTTACTTAAAGCCAATGAAAATGCATTCGATGAAGTTAATAAAGAAAGATATGATTTATTTGAAAAGGCGCAAAATTACAAACCAGAATCTGAAGAGCTCACAATTCTCAATCACCAACTCATCGAACTTAAGGATCAACTTGAAAAAGTCAACAAGAGCGACGAAAGTAAAAATGCTGCAATTAACGATTCGATCGCCAAATTAAACGAGCAATCATTACCTTACCGCACAGTAATTGAAAAACACAGTTATTGGAAATTTAATCAAGATCAACTCGAAAAGGTCCAAGAAAAGAGGCAAACAAATGCGCGTCTATTGGCCGCGACCGAGCAAAAGAAAGAAATGCTTAACACCTTTATTTACACCAAATTAAAGATGCTCGATGAACGAGTCGCTAGCGTATTTGGAAACATTAAATTCCAACTCATCAAAGAGAACATCAATGGCGGGTTCGATGCGGTCTGCAAACCATACATTTATGATATTGATAAAGATGAAAGCACCGCAGTTCTCTGGAAGAGCGGCAGCAAATCCGAAAGAATCGTAACAGGCATCGCCATTGCGGAAAGAGTCAAGTCCGCGCTCGATCTACCTAACTTACCATTCTTATTTGATGAAGGTGGAGAAATCTCAAGTGATACATTTGCCACAAAATTCAAAACTCAAGCACAATTAATCTGTGTTAAGGTTCAAGACAATATTAAGAAACCAACAGTTCTAAAGATTTAAGGAGGTCAACAATGAAAAACGAAATCGAAAGAACAGGCAACACAGCAGTTGCTAAATCCGAAGGCGAGAAGAACTTAGCATTACAAGCCAAACTTCTCGACCAGTTAGAAACTGGCGCAGAGGAAATGGGACAAACCTTCAGTCCATACGGGAAACAATGCGTTATTAATGCAATTTCCTCATTCCTCTTACAATGCAAAAGCCAAGACATCCCATTTAATCAAGTTGATGGGACCACACTTCGCTTGGCTCTTCAAAACGTCGGCTACACCGAACTCAACATTGCCGCCATTCCATCCGAATGCTATTTCGATTTAAGGAAAGGCACAGCTTTCGTTGGTGGTGTTAAGAAAACCGTTTACTCCGTTGCTATCAGACCACAAGGTGCTGGTAATGAAAAGTTAGTCCGTAAGTACGGTGTTGGACTCGCACCTAATGGTTTAGGTACTCCCTGGTTGGTTCGTGAAGGTGATGAATTCACATATCCAACCTATGATGGATTTAAGATGATTCCACCTAAATGGATTCGTAAGTCCGGTGATGACAAGAAGGTGTTAATGGTTGTTTATCCAGTCATTAAGGCCAACGGACAGTCTGAATTCCTTATCGCCACACGTGAGGGCATCAAACCTAATATCATTGCTCAAATCCGTCAAAATGCTTTGTACTCTGATGAGTTCAAGGTTCCTGGTAGATACGAGATTGATAAAAAGAAGAGAGATGCTTTCTATGAACGTGTTAACACCGAGTTTGAAAAACTTACTGTTGATGAAATTCTCTCCAGTCCTGAATGGATCAAGTGGGTGAATCCTACTTACACATCTGGTGGTAGTAAGGAAGCAATGGTTATTCGTAAAATGAAGAACAATGCTCTTAAGAACTTTCCGAAAGAGTTCGATAACACCTATGTGTCTGAAGCTGTTAAGGATATGTTCGAAGATAAGGATGATTCTCTTTTCGAGGATGCACCTGCTACTCGTAAGTTAACAGTCGATGAAAAAATCGAGGCCGCCGAAAAGGATACTGATGATCCTGTTTCCGAAGAAGAGCTCGAAGGATTCACTGTCGATTCCGAAAGTGGTGAGGTCTATCCTACTGCTGACACCACCACCGAACCAGACACAGTTGTCGAAGAAGAGTGCTGTGCTGATCCGGAACCAATGAAGGAACCATTCTAATATGAAAGCGTATTGTCTGGCTTCATCATCATCAGGCAATTGCTACATCCTTGAATTTGATATCAATGGGATGCCTACTTACCTTATGGTTGAGTGTGGCATCCCACTTACCGAAATCTACCGTAGGATGAATACCTACTCGTTGGATTTTATGAAGGTGTGTGGCTGTCTTATTACTCACGCACACCAAGACCATTGCCACTGTGTTCGTAGTCTGTATAATAGGGGTGTTCCAATTTACGCCTCCAGGGAGACTTTAATCAAGTGTTACTGTAAAGGTACGGAACTTACGAACAAAGCTGTTAAAGTGGCAGAAGGGCTGTATGTTGCCGCATTCACAGTGGATCACGACATCGAAGGTGCTGTTGGTTTCGTTATTAAAACCACCACCGAGACTGTAATCTTTATTAACGACCACAAACGCTGGAATGTTAATCTCAAGGCATTTAAGCCCACCTATGTGTTTATCGAGTGTAACTACGACCATCGTATTGTCTATGGCAAGATGTATGATCTGGAGAAGAAGTTAAAATCTGATGAATTCTCCGACGCTGAAAAACTCAAGTTCCAACAAGAGTTAAATCAGCACACTCGTAACATTAATGCTCACTGTAGCTTGCGTGGTACTCTCAAGGGTTTATCCAAGATGGATTTGTCACGCTGTCGTGCCATATTCCTTATGCATCTCTCGGATAGATATGCTAACGAGTACCGCATGAAGTCCGATGTCGAGTCTGCTACTCACATTCCGACATTCGTTTGTGGAAGAAACGGAGGCACCAAATGAAAGACTATGTTCTTCTAAATTATGACTATCTATTTAGTGACCATATGGCGTGTTGTAGTCACCAGGCCAAGTTATACTACATTAAGTTAATGTTCTATGCTAACAACGGTTTTGTGGCCAACCCATTTGGTGTCTTGGACTCTCTTGGTTATGATCGTGGAGTGTTTGATGAGTTGGTTAAGAACGAAGACTTGCTCACTCTCCCTGGTCGTAGTGAGGTATTCATTACAGCTTATTTCATCCATACCAAGTTTAAACCGATGAGCTGGTTGTCTAATCCGTTCTCAATTTACTGGAAAGGTAAACTCTATATTAAGAAGAACGGTGTTGCTACCTTTAAGCCTCAGGAGTCCGAAATTGATCCGCTGGAGGAGGTCAATCGGATTGATGATTCTAAAGCTCAACAAGTCAAAGATTGTTTGACTAATATCGTTAAACTCCAGAATGAACCGGATGATCCTCAACCAAGTTGGGATGACTTGCTTGATGACATTGAGGCACATGGTTCTAAATAAATGTTGCACCTTGCACCATTACTATCGCATTATATTGGCATATAGGAGGATTACTTATGGGAAACAAGTATTCACAAACAAATGAAGCAAAGGAACAATACACATCTCCTTTACTTAAACATATGGGAGCAGTAACTCTCATTGATCCAAAACACATTTTTACAAGAGATGAATTGGCAGCTCACTTAAACTGTTCAGACAGAAAAGTTAGAAGAGAGATTGAAAAACTAGCCAATTATTATCCAATTATCTCTGTCTCATCAAAACAAGGTTATCGTCTTGGTTCTTTTGATGAAAAGGCAAGTTACGAAACTTTGAATTCTTTAAAAGAAGATGTGAGACATGCACTAGCTGAATTGCAAAGTCGAATTGAGTCTCTCCAAGCAAGAATGAGACCACTCATTGCTTTGTACGTCAAAACTAATGAAGAAATCAATATGAAGGTCTTAAGAAAGCACATAGCATTATAAACCGCAAAACCTTATGGGAGCGGTCATATAGAAAGGAGCCGATTATGGCAAACAAAAAACAATTAACAATTAAAGATGTCAACGCGAAAGTTGATAAATTAGCAGATTCAGTTGCTAGACTCGCAAAGAGTGTCGAATCATTACTCACACCCTTAAGAGAACATAGTTGCGCTGCTGAACCAGAAAAATATCCAGTCTTATCTGAAATCACTGAGATAGGTGCTGTTGTTGATTTAGGCGAATTAGGAAGTATTAGACTTCTTGATACCGATTACAACGGAACAGGTAAAAAGATTTGGCAATTTGTCAATGTCTTAAAGCGTGATGAAGTCGGATTAGGATTACCTGATGATGACAACAAAGGTGGTTATCCAAGTGCCGAAAAAGTGCTAGACACCTTACACGATATCTTTAAAACCTTACCAGCTTGGTTAAGAAATCAAATCGTGGATATGGAAGTGCCTTGCTACATTCCAGAGAAGAAAGAAATCGAATCACATTCAGACCCAATCTTCTTATTATCTGCGACTGAAATGTGTCAAAACCGCCCTTATTTAGCAAAAGAAGGTAGACCATTAGAGTTCTATATCAAGAATACACCTAAATTTAATGATTGGCATTGGTTAAGAACGCCTCGCCTCGAGTACTCTGTCGGGTGGAATGGCGTCGACCGTGACGGCAGTGTTTACAGCGACTACACTATCAGCAACTATGGCGTGGCTCCCGCATTTTGCACCCATTAGGTGCCACACTTGTGAACGAGAGTGAACAATTAGTAGGTTCAGAAAGGAAAAATTATGGAAAACTTCATTCAATTAAACGGCAAACAAATAGGAATTGATCCAGCCGACACTATTGAGGAATTGTGTGACGAAGTTGTGATTGTTTATCCAAATGGTAGTCATAGTGTTTCTCAGTGCTATGATTACAAATCTTTTTATGAAAGCATAGAGGGACAAGTTGGGCATTTGGAAAAAATGCCTTATACCAAAGAAAATCTTGCTGAATATGAGATTTATGAGATTTATGGTGCTATCTGGACTGACAAAGGTTTAATTTATGTCGCAAAGATGAACGAAAATGGAGAGTTAGAATTGTTATGAACGAAGAATTATACAATCTATACACCCGTGCCTTTGTAAACGCAAAGACCCAAGAAGAGCGTGATTTTATTATTGCGTGTAAAGATAAGTTGGAGGGCGACTTAACCGCTCTCAAAACGCTTAAAAACGCACTTACAATCGAAACCACCCCGATAGCAGTTAATGTTGATTTCAACAAAGATGATGGTTTAACAATTTTCGCAAAAAAACTATATGAAATTAAGCAAAACCAACTCGACTTTGACTTACGCCAAAACTTGCGTGATTGGGTCTTAAAAAACGCTTGCCCGAAAGAATACAAGACATTAAAAGAAATAATCACTTTACATAACGAGTGGTTAGCACACCAAAAAAGCGATTTCGAGTTTTTCACATTACTTAACGAAATCGTTTGTAAATATGATTTGAAAGAGGTAGTTGAATAATGAATTACAAACTAACAATTAACGCAAACATTTGCTTTGACTATTACCCATACGAAAAGACCACAAGCGAAGAAGTGCCTTGTATCGTTAATCATAATGAAACTAAATATTATGATGAATACCACGATGTCGAACTTGAAATAACCCCAAAAATGTTATTAGAGTGCCTTGACTTTGTTTACAAGCACGATAAAGGCGAAAGAGATAGTCAAATGCGTAGATATGAACTACTTGTCGCATTAGAAAATTGTAATTGGTATTTCGATAAATTGTGTGCCGAGATATTCGATGAAGAAAATCTTGATTGTTGGTCTAGCGTTTTTGATTATCTTACTTCTTGCGATGAGTTTAAGAAAAAAGAAAAAGAAATTATTGAAAATGAAGTTAGAAGTTTGGGGGAATTGTATGGGGAAGGAAGAAACCGCGAAATAAAATAAATAATATGAACGATTTATTAAAGGCAACATTGGAAACACTGGAGATGTCACTCGTGGCTCTTCTTTTCTCCTATATAATCGGTCTGCCTTTTGGAGTCCTTACCAACGAAACATCAAAGGATGGTTTGATCGCCTGCAGGATTCCTCATTTCTTTTGCGAGATAGTTATTGGTGCGGGCCGGGCCATTCCTTTTACAATTCTTATGGTTTTGGTTCTTCCTTTTACTCGTTGGTTGATAGGAACCGGAGTCGGAACAGCCGCCACGATCGTTCCTTTAACAATAGCCGCTATTCCTTTTGTGGCGCGAACAGTCGCAAATTCACTGAATTTGGTAGAGAACGATATTATTGAGGCCGCACAAATTGATGGCGCATCAAAAATAGTAATAACAATAAAAATTAAACTAGGATCAAGATGGTTTGATATAATATCTTCAATGGGATTGACCTCTGTCGCAATCGTATCCTATACAGCAATAAGTGGGATGTTGGGAGGTGGAGGACTTGGTAATTATGCTGTAGTGAGGGGTTATTACCAGTACGATTGGTTCAGTGTTCTATGGTCAACACTCATTATCATTGGAATTGTCTGCTTGTTCCAGTGGGGATTTGCTCTTTTAAGCAGATTGATAGATTGGAGAAAGTAATATGAAAAAACTATCTTTATTCCTTATTCTTCCGGTTCTTCTCTTGTGTGGGTGTGAACCGAAGAACAAACTCAATGACAAGACTCTTGTTATTGGCTGCAGTCCAACACCACATGCTGTGATCTTGGAAGCGGCAAAACCATTATTTAAGGCTGAAGGTTATGATTTGGATGTCCGTGTCCTTAATGACTATGTGACTCCTAACACCTTATTGAATGATGGTGACTTAGATGCTAACTACTTCCAACATGTACCTTATTTGGATGATTTCAATGTAAGCAACAAGACCGATTTGACATGGATCGTTAAAGTTCACTTTGAGCCAATGGGCATCTACTCAACCAAGCATAAAAACTTAGAGGTAGCAAATCCACTTATTGCTATTCCAAACGATACCAGCAATGGCGAAAGAGCTCGCGCTTTATTAGAAGAAAATAACATTGTTGGAAGAATCATCGAGGTTGAGGCACAAGCATTGCCATCAGTCTTGGAAGATGTCGACTTTGCAGTTATTAACGGCAATTATGCTTTATCCGCAAATATCACCAACCGTTGTATTGTAACGGAAGATAAAAACAGCACAATTGCACAGCGAAACGCAAATGTTATCGCAATCAAAAGAACCTCACTTAATTATGAATGGGTAGAAGTTATCAAAAAAGTAATGACATCCGAAACAATCGCAAAATTCATCAATGAAAAGTATGGATCAAGTGTGATCCCAGTGTTCTAATATGGATAAGATGAAAATTGAGTATTTACCAGTTGAGTCACTTACTCCTTATGAGAAAAACGCTAGAAAACATGGTGATTTCGATGTAGGAATTATCAAAAAATCTATCGAGGAGTTTGGATTCAATGATCCAATTGGCATCTGGGGAACCAAAAACATTATTGTTGAGGGACATGGCAGACTCCAAGCCGCGAAAGAACTAGGAATGAAAGAAGTCCCGGTTATCCGTTTGGATCATCTCACGGATCAGCAACGAAAGATGTATGCTTTGGAACACAACCGTTCTGCTGAAATGTCCAGTTGGGATATCGAGACTATGATGGATGAGTTGAAATCACTTGAGGGGTTTGATTTCGACGCTCTTGGTTTCGGTGAGTTCTTCCTTGCTGATGAAGCCGAAGAAGTTGTCGAGGATGATTATGATCCTATTCTTCCAGCTGAACCTGTTTCCAAGATGGGTGACATTTATCTTCTGGGTAACCATCGCGTCATGTGCGGTGATTCTACTCTTATTGATAGTGTTAATCTTCTTGTTAATAACGAGCAAGTGGATTTGTTCTATACTGATCCTCCTTACAATGTCAATGTTGAGAACTCTGAAGGTATGACTATCGAGAACGATGATTTGTCTGATGATTCGTTCCGTGCCTTACTTGATGGTGCTTTCGAAAACGCTGCCGAAGTTATGAAGGATGGCGCTGTGTTCTATGTGTGACACGGTGACTCCGAGCGTATGAATTTCCAATCATCTCTTGAGTCGAAAGGGTTGGTTGTTAAGCAATGTCTTATTTGGGTGAAGAACAGTTTCAATTTCGGACGCCAAGACTACAAGTGGCAACACGAACCTTGCTTGTACGGTTATAAGGAAGGTGCTGGTCACTATTTTGTTCCAGAGTATAATCATCCTACTGTCATCGAGGACAACCTCGACCTTGACAAAATGAAAAAGGAAGACATGCGCGTTTTACTTGAAAAATTCTTATCTGCGCCTACATCCGTAATACACGAGAACAAGCCACTTAAGAATGATTTGCATCCTACTATGAAACCAGTCACGATGTGTGCTGGTATGATCCGTAACTCTTGTCGTAAGGGGGAGAAGGTTCTTGATTTGTTCGGTGGATCAGGTTCTACCTTGATTGCTTGTGAACAGTTAAGTCGTTCTTGTTATATGATGGAGTTTGATCCAAAGTATGTGGACGTTATTGTTAAGCGTTTTGTCAAATTTAAGGGTTCAGCAGCTGGTTGCAAGTTGATCCGCAACGGTGTGGAACAGCCATTGCCGAAAGAATTATCTACATTCTAAATATAAGGGGCTTATTCTTTAAGTCCTTTTTTAGTTGCTATATGCACCTATTAATGATATCATATCTGTAAATAAGGAGAGTTTGTTCTATGGGACAACAACAAGCAAGTATCTTCGAGTTCCTATATGACCAATATCGAATTGATAAGCCCATTCGTTTGATTGAGCTCTTTTCTGGTATTGGCGCTCAAGCAAAGGCACTTGAGAATCTTGGCGCTAATTTCGAGTCTTGGCGTACTTGTGACTGGGCTGTGCCAAGCATTCATGCTTATGCCGCCATCCATTGCCAAGACATTCCTTGTCCAGTCGATTTCAGTAAGATTGACTTGGAAGCTCGTATGCACGCGTTGGTGGGTGTTTCTGCCAATTACAATGAACCAATGACTTATGCTCAAATTACTAAAAAGAGTGAAGAGTGGATAAACTCTCTCTTAAAGTCTAAACGAGTTTCTCGTAATTTAATTAATATTATGGAAGTCCATGCTGATGATCTCGGGATCATTGATTTGGACAAGTACACTTATGTTACGACTTACTCATTTCCATGCCAGGATTTGTCTTTGGCTGGTCATAAGAAAGGTATGTCAGTTTCCCAAGCTGTTGGTGGCACTCGTTCTGGTCTTTTATGGGAAGTGGAACGCATCCTGGGTGAGTGTAAGGAATTAGATTGCTTACCACAAGTTCTCATTATGGAGAATGTTCCAGAAGTCGTTGGTGTTAAAAATATCAAGGATTTCCAAAAGTGGAGAGCAAAGCTGGAATCTCTTGGTTATTCCAATTACTGTGAGATTCTTAATGCTAAAGATTATGGCATACCACAGAACCGTAGGCGTTGCTTTATGGTTTCTATTCTTGGGGAGTATAGTTTTACTTTCCCACGTCGTATGCATCATTCTTCTGTTTTTTACGATTTCCTGGAGAATAATGTCGATGAAAGGTATTTCCTATCTCAAAAGATGGTTGATTACCGTACTGGCATTAATCAAAAGGATTCCAAGTATAATAGGGGTAAGGCTTTCAAGTATGCCATCGACCAAACAAGCAATGGCACAGCTGTTGCTGTTGAAGATGGTCTGGCGAAGTACCTTTGCAATAAGTTAGTTGCCGAGGGCAAGGTTAAGAAGGGGGATGTGGTCAAATATTCCTACACTAATCAAATTCTCTCTGGCAATAAGAAATGTGTCGAAAGGAGTGGGGAGATGGTGACACTCACTACTCGACCTGATTGTCTTGGCGTTGTCGTTGAGGACTCCGTGTTTTCCGAAACTGAAAAGCAATTGTTCACGGAGGATGGCAACATTAAACGCTATCTTAATTCTGACAAGGTTGATGAATTTAAAGAAGGACAAATGGCTACTACTTCATTCCCAAATGGGTATGGTCATGGTCCTAGGGTACACGATGAATCTGTTACTCTTAATACTGTCGATAAACCAGTTGTTAAAAAGAACCTTCGCATTCGTAAGTTAACGCCACTCGAATGCTTGAAACTGATGGGATTTGACAAGCACGATTATGATGCTCTCCGTTCCATTGGTCAAAGTGATGCTCAAATCTATCACGAGGCTGGTGACTCAATTGTTGTCACTGTTTTAATGGGCATATTCGGTTCTCTCCTGGGTATCGATTATGAACCAATTATCCAACGCTATGTTGAAAGTCTAAAGGAGGTATCTGTGGATGAAAAAGTTCGTTAGTTTGTTTCTTTACTACTTGATTGTGTCTGCCATAGCTATTGGCTGCATCGTGCTTACCGCTGGTATTGTTGCTGTTGCTGTGGTGTTCACTGTCTTGACAAAGAACGCGTTCTGGTTACTCATCTTATTGGCTTTGTTCGTTACATTGCCATTGGTTGTTGCAGTCGTTCAAAGTTGTGACATCCGTTCAAAATTCAATTTATAAAGGAGGCAAGATTATGCCATTAAAGAAAAATCATTATTACATCACAAAGGGCGCTCAAGAGAGATTTAGACGCTATCTCTTTAATGAACATTTGTCCTTTGCCGCATTCTGCAAGAGAGCGGGCGTTTGCAGACAGTACCTTGATCGTGCTGTTAAGGGTAAGATTCCAATTACTCCTAAAGTCCGTGAAGCGTTTAGAAAGGGTGGGTACGAATTGTTATGAGTAAAGCTATTTTATTGAGCATTAGACCAGAGTGGTTGGTCAAAATCTCAAATAGCGAGAAGACCATAGTAGATTATTAAAGGAGATTCTAAAATAAGTATGAATAAGAAACCAGATGTGTTGGACACATTTAGCAAAGTTATGTTTTTTAGCAAATGGAATAGTCCAAACCAAACCATAGAAAACAAAAAGAAAAGAGAAGAAGATGTTGCTTTTATTCAAAGCGAACTTGAAAGGTTG